GGCAGGGTTACACCTGCCACCGACGTTGACCACATCCAACCGCATCGAGGTGATCAAGACTTGATGTGGGATGAGAGCAATCTTCAGCCGCTCTGTCATCGGTGTCACTCGAAGAAGACTGCACGAGAGGATGGCGGCTTCGGGAATTCGAGGGGGAGGGGCGGGTCAAAAGTCCCGCCGAAAGCGTTCTAGACCGCGCCCCTACCTAAATTTTTACGCATGCAAAATCGATAGGTTTCAGCTATGGGACGACCGAGGAAACCGGACGCCGAGAAAAAAGCGCTCGGAACTTTTCAGCCGTGTCGTTCACTAGAAGTGCAAGCCAAAACGAACACGGAACTTTCTTCTCAACCACCGAAATGTTTGACGAAGGAAGCACGTGAGGCGTGGAGGATCGCTGTCGAAAATGCGCCGAAAGGTCTATTGGCGGTTACCGATTTCACCGTACTCGAAAGATGGGCGCGAAATTACGCGCTCTATCGCAAGCTCGCTAAAGCTGTTGACCACGACGGCACGACGATCGTCACAGAGAAAGCTGACGGTACCGTACGGCGTGAATTGAATCCTGATGCAAAGCTACTTGTTCAGATTCAGACAGTCTTACTTGCTTGCGAAAGGGAGCTCGGTTTTACTCCTTCTTCGCGCGCGCGCGTGAACGTTGCGACAAAAGATGAACCAGTGAACGAATTCGATGGTTTCTAAGAATTACTGTGGTATCGCTCGCCAGTACATGGAGGGCGTGCTTTCTGGAGTGATCGTTGCATGCGAGTGGGTCAAGCTTGCGTGTCAACGTCAAAAAGAAGACCTGGAGCGATTCGCAGCTTCAGGTCTTTACATTTTCAATGAAGCTAAGGGAAACGAAGTTTGTCGGTTCATTGAGCTCCTGACACACACTAAGGGCGCGCTCGCTGGAAAAAGAATCGTGCTCGAGCCTTGGCAGATCTTCATCCTGACGACAAGTTTCGGATGGCGTCGACGTGCTGATGGCGGTCGTCGATTTCGGCGCGTCTACATTGAAGTGCCAAGGGGAAACGGCAAATCCAGTCTGTCAAGTGGTGTGGGCCTCTATTGTCTTGTTGCCGATAAAGAACCTGGTGCAGAGGTCTACAGTTTCGCGACAACGCGTGATCAGGCGAAGATCGTCTTCGGTGACGCGAAGCAGATGGCCAAACAAAACGAGCCGCTGCGCCAACGCTTCGGTTTGGAAGTTTTGGCCAATGCCCTTTATGTACCATCGACAAACTCTACTTTTCAAGCCAAGAGTGCGGAAGGATCAACGCTGGACGGCTTAAACACTCACTTGGCGGTCATTGATGAGTTGCATGCTCACAAGACACGTGATGTCTATGACGTAGTGGAAACGTCCTTAGGCAAGCGCCTGAACTCGTTGCTTTGGGTCATTACGACTGCCGGCTTTGATACTTCGGGTATCTGCTACGAAGTGCGCATGATGGTCACACGAGTGCTAGGAAAAGAGATCAGTGATGAGACTCAGTTTGGAGTCATCTATGGTCTTGATGACGGTGACGATTGGACTACTGAGGAAGCGCTCATGAAGGCGAACCCGAATTGGGGCGTCTCAGTAATGCCAGAGATGGTTCTGTCGCTGCAAAAGAAAGCAATAGCGCTGCCATCGGCGATGAACAACTTCAAAACAAAGCATCTCAATGTATGGTGCTCCGCTTCAACAGCATGGATGGATATGCAGGCGTGGAAACGCTGTGAAGTGCCAGAGATGTCCATCACGGACTTCGAGGGGCGTAAGTGCTTTATCGGCCTTGACCTTGGCTCGAAATCTGACTTGACTGCGAAGGTCTTGATTTTCCCCGGCGAAGATGATGAGGGCCGTACGACCTACGCCGTCTTCTGTCAGTGTTATCTGCCGCGTCGCGCAGTTGAACAGTCCACAAACTCTCAGTACGTGGGGTGGGCTGAAGAGGGTTATCTGATCGTTACAGAAGGTGCGATGACCGACTTCAACGTGGTTGAGGAGGATTTGCGACTTGATCTCTCTCGATATGAGGTCAGTGCCATTGTTTATGACCCGTGGCAGGCAACACAGCTTGCTACATCGCTCGCAGAGGACGATGCGCCGATGATCGAGTGCCGGAATACCGTGCAGAACATGTCGGACCCGATGAAATCACTCGAAGCACTTGTTCTCGATCACCGTATTTGCCACGACGGTAACCCGGTGCTCACTTGGATGATGGGCAACGTTGTTGCGAAGGTTGACGCGAAGGACAACATCTTCCCGCGCAAGGAGCGCTACGAAGAGAAGATCGATGGTGTGGTCGCACTAATTATGGGACTCGGCAACGCAATCGTTGATGACAACGACCGATGGGCTGGCTTTGTAGAGTCGTCCGATCAAACCTTTTTTTCATGGTGACTTAGATGTTCGTTCGCCGGTTGGTCAACTGGATCACGAGTTGGGGAGGTCCGCTCGGGACTGCATCAGGGATGCAGGTGCCGCTACCTCTCGCGCCGGTGATTGATCAGACGCGAGAGATTCCGTCAGATGTTGCACTGCAAATTTCTGCGGTGTATGCGTGTGTTGAGCTTTTGGCGAACACAATTGGGACGTTGCCACTCTTTGTCTACGCAGACGAAGGTGGAGGTCGTGTACCGGCTCGCAGCAGTCGCCTATGGATGCTCCTTCATGAGCGTCCAAATGCATGGATGACACCATCTGAGTTCTACTCTGCGATGACCGTTAACCGTTTACTTAGAGGAAATGCATACGCACGTATTGAGCGTGACAGTTCCGGAGAACCCATTGCGCTCATTCCGGTGTCTCCAGATCAGATGGAAGTTTCTGTCGTGGGGGGAGGTGAGGTCTACACCTACTATCAGGACGGCGCGATTTCGGTCTGGGCGCCTGAAAACGTCATTCATTGGAAGGGTATTGGCAACGGGTTCATGGGGCTCTCAAAGCTCGAGTTCATGCGAGCTTCGATGAACGAAGCTGTGCATGCACAAGAGAACGCAAATGCACTCTTTGGAAAAGGCAGCAAGCCGACGGGCGTGTTGTATACCGACAGTGCTCTCAACGAGAATCAGCTGAAGAATCTGATGAGTCGCTTCAAGGTACAGATGACATCGAGCACTGGCGGCCTGATCATCGCTGATCGCGGTCTGAAGTACACGCAGATGTCGCTTTCGCCGGCGGACGCTCAGCTTCTTGAGACGAGACGTTTTTCGGTAGAGGAAATCTGCCGTTGGTTTGGCGTACCGAGTGTGCTTGTAGGAGCAAGCGGTGTAACCACGTGGGGCTCTGGGATCGAGCAGATCACGAAAGGTTTTCACACATACACCATTGGGCCGCTCTGTAAGCAGCTCGAGCAGGCTCTTGAGCGTCGGTTGATCGGAGTCGATCAAACAGAACTCACAATCGAGTTCAAGACTGACGCCTTCCTTCGCACAGATCAACAGACACGTGCGGCTTTCTACTCTCAGATGGCCCAAAACGGCGTGATGAGCCGTAACGAGATTCGGAAGCTGGAGAATCTCCCGCCTGTTCCGGGCGGTGACGATCTCACAGCTCAGAGTAACTTGGTGCCGCTGCATCGACTTGGAAAGGTGCAGCCGGCCAATTCGCCTGTAAATGGCGAACCTGTGAGGCAGTGATGGCAGTGCAGTACAAAAGCATCCCGCTTCAGGATGTTGAGCTAAAGATGATGGAAGGGAGCACGAGGAAGTTCCGTGGCTACGCTTCTGTCTTCAACGGCAAGGATAGTTATGGCGACGTGATTCTTCCCGGTGCCTATAAGAAGTCTCTTGAGACCTACGGTATGCCGAAGATGTTCTTCGGACATCGGTGGGACTTGCCGATCGGCAAGTGGACGTTTGCGGCCGAGGATGAAAAAGGCCTTCTCGTCGAGGGTGAGCTTACGCCTGGCAATCCACAGTCTGATGCCGTGCTCGCAGCTCTCAAGCATGGAACTGTCGATGGACTTTCTGTTGGCTTCTCTTCTCGTGGTGCTGAATGCCGAGAGCTTGATGGAGGCGGGCGTGAATACAAGTCGATCGGGCGGCTCCTCGAAATATCGATCGTGAGCTACCCCGCAGACGATGCGGCGCGCATCACTGATGTTAGGTCCGAAGACCTCGACGAAATTGACTCTATTCGAAATCTAGAGAACTTCCTGCGGGATGCAGGCGGTTTCTCGAAGTCGATGGCGACGGCAATCGTCGCTAAATCCCGGAAACTTTTCTTGGATCAGCGGGAGGCTGAGGCCGAAGAGAAGGCATCCAAAGACCTACTTGAGCGACTCAAGAAGCTCGCGGAATCCATCTAGCAAGGAACCGAAAATGGAAACGAAGGACATCATGGAGGCCATCGACCGCATCGAAGAAAAGATGGCAGCTACCTCCGAATCGAACAAAGCTGAGCTCAAGCGTCTCGGTGAAGAACAGACGAAGCTTGCGCGACAGTTGCTTGACGTGCAACAGAAGGGCGTTAAGGTGCAAGAGGCCGTCCGCATGAAGTCGGCCGGTGAAATGTTCGTCGAAAGTGAGAACTTTAAGGCGATGGTTACTGGTCGTGCTGGCCGTGCTCGTTTTGATCTTGACGAACAGGTTGATACGAAGGCTGAGGCACAGAATCCGATCACCACCCCGGCCGGCGGCGTCGTTCAGGCTTACCGCCGCCCCGGAATTCTTCCCGGTGCGTACCGTCCGCTCACAATCGAATCGCTCTTCCCGACGATTCCGATCACCACCAATGCGTACGAGTACGTGATGGAAGACGAGACGAAGCTCGTAAATGGCGCGGCCTTCGTCCCTGAAGGTGGTCAGAAACCCTTCGGCTCGACTGGGTACGCCCTCAAGCAGGGCACGATCCAGACGATCGCGCATATGGCTCGCGTTTCGAAGCAGCTGATGGCTGACGGACCCGCGCTCGCCGCGTACATCAATCAGCGACTTGTTTACGGCGTTGATCTAGTCGTCGAAGACGAACTTGTTTCCGGCGACGGCTCGACGAATCACTTGCTTGGCATTTTTGCTGCCGGACAGTACACGCCGCATGACGCGACGACCGACGATCTTCCCGCGAAGAGCGCGACGCTGTTTGATCTTATCCTTCACGCGAAGACGAAGGTTGAACAGGCCTTCTTCCGTCCGAACGTGATTCTTCTGAATCCGGTCGACTGGTCGCGGCTGCAGATGGAGAAGAACAGCTCGGGCGACTACTATCTCGGTCATCCAGCCTCAATTGCTCCGAAGGCTCTCTGGGGCCTGCCGATCTGGCCGACGCCGGCAATCCCGCAGAAGAAGTTCCTCGTTGGCGACTTCACGCAGGCCGCCACGCTTTGGCCGCGCCAGGGCATGACTGTCGAGATGTTCGAACAGGACATGGATAACGTACAGAAGAATTTGGTTACGGTCCGTGCAGAGCGTCGTCTCGGCTTTGGCGTCGAGCGGCCTAAGGCTCTCTGTGGTGGAGATCTCGTACTTCCAGTCTCGACGAAGTAAATGGAGATGCGGATGACGATCGACACCTCAACGGCCGTCGGGGCAGTGAGCCTCGAGGCCGCAAAGGAGCACCTTCGCGTGGACTGGCACGGGGACGATGATCTCATCCGCAGTCTCGTGCTAGCTGCTACGCAGATGGCTGAACACGAGCTTCAACGTGGTCTAATCACTCGTGATGGAGTCGAAGGATTCGGCACCAATGCTGAAGACATCCCAGCGGGCATCCGGCAGTGGATCTTGGTTCAGGTTGCACACTTCTACGAACAGCGCCAGGCCGCAACTGCCGGAGAGCTTAAACCCTTGCCATTCGTTAATGCGCTGCTTGATCCCTACCGGGTGTGGCTATGAATCTTCCGCAGATTGGAGAGCTCAACCGCCGCGTGAAGATCTTCTTCACCGTCCATCTCCCGGATGATCGCCTAGGCTTCTCGAAGGCGACCGCTCACGAGGATGAGGTCTGGGGGAAGATCGAACCCGTGGGCTCGATTATCTACTGGGGCGCGAAGCAGGTCGATTCCGGCGTGACACACCGCATCACGGTACGTCGCATTAAAGGTCGCACTCGCCCACAGGACTTCGCTGGGGTGGTTGAGCTTGAGGTTGACGGCATCCGCTACCGCGTGCAGCGCGTTGCTGATCTTGGCGGGTTCAACCGGTTCACTGTGCTTGACGTCGAGGAGAAAGCAAATGTTGGTTCAAACACGCGTCGATCCTGGATTTCGAACGATTGATTACGACTCGAAAGAGTTGCGTAAGCCACTCCGGAAAGCAGGTAATGACGTTCGTAAACTTGCCAGAAAGTTGATTTCGCGACGGTCTGTTTCCGATGCTGGTGACTTTCCGGGCCGCGACTCTGGTGAAATGCAACGCTCTCTACGCGTCAAAGTGTCCCGATCAGGCTACTCCGTCTCGGTTTATCCGACGAAGACTCAGCGAATGCCGGTTTATTACCCGGCATTTGTCGTTTATGGGCATCGTGGGCCAGGATCAGAAACGCTGGAGCAATCGCGGCGTCACAAAAAACGACCCGGTGAGAAGGTAGCGAAGCCGCGTAAGAACTTTGTTCCAGCAGCGGCCGAGCAGTATTCAGGAACATTTCATGAAACGATGGCAAACGCGCTAGCAAATGCCATTAAGCCGGGGATTGTATGAAGCTGGATCCAATCATTAGCGCATTGCGGGAGCGTTGCCCTTCCTTTCACCAGCGGGTTGGCGGCGCAGCGCAGTGGGCAGGCCTTGAGCGCGCTGAGAATGCGCCCGTGCCTTTTGCCTACGTTGCTCCGCTTCGTGAGGATGCTGGAGCGCAGGAGTCCAATAACGGGTATTACCAGGTGATTACGAATACCTTCGGGGTGATCGTAGTCGTGCCGAACTGTGCAGACGAACGTGGGCAGGATGCCGGTCGGTGGCTTGAAGTACTGCGTCCAGAGATCTTTCGAGCGATTCTTTCGTGGCACATGAAGCCCAAGGATGAGTTCAGTGAGATCGTCTACGAAGGCGGAGTTCTCATCTACATCGACGCGGCACGTGCTGCCTATCAGTTTGAGTTTTCTTTTGAGACCTACATCGATACTTCTGACACTTACCAGAAGGTCGAGCTCGATGCCCTGTCGCCGTTCGATGGCATGGATGTCGATGTGGACTGCATTGATCCGTCGATGCAGAAAGATCAGCCGGATGGCCGGCTCGAAGGACATATCAAGGTGGATCTATGAGTATTTCTTTCAATACCATTCCGAGCGGCATTCGAGTGCCGCTTTTTTATGCTGAGATGGATAATTCTGCGGCTTACACGCCGACTAATACTTCTCAGAGTTTATTGATTGGTCAGAAGCTTGAGTCGGGAACGGCCGAAGAGGGCGTGCCGGTGACAGTTTCGACTGTAGCGATGGCGAAGAAACTCTTCGGTCGCGGTTCGATGCTCGCACGTATGGTAGATGCCTATCGTACCGTCGACAGCTTCGGTCAGCTCGTGTGTATCCCATTAGCCGATGGTCAGTCTGCAGGTGCGGCAGCAGGCAAGGTCGAGATTACAGGAACCGCCCTCGAGGCCGGTACGCTCTCCTTCTACATTGGAGGCGAACGCCTGCAGGTGGCCGTGAAAGAAGGTGACACGGGTGCTCAAATCGCGATTGCACTATCAGACTCAATCTCTCTTTCAAAGGATCTGCCGGTTACGGCAGGTGCCGCTGACGGAATCTGCACGATTGCAGCACGGACGAAGGGTACGATCGGAAATGGCATTCAGTTTGCACTCAACCTTCGTGGTCTCATCAATGGAGAGGCGACACCTTCCGGTATCAGCGTGACAACCACGCCGATGTCTGGCGGAACGGTTGATCCTGAGATTGATCAGGCAATCGAAGCTATGGGCGACGAACAGTACGATTTCATCGGTTGTCCCTACTCGGACGCCGTCGTGCTCGATGCGTTCAAGACAGAGATGAACGACACATCGGGCCGTTGGTCTCCTTTCCGCCAAATCTACGGCCACGTGTATACCGCGAAGCGCGGTACGCTCGAAGAGCTCAAGACCTTCGGCGCGGCTCGCAACGACCAGCATATGACGATCGTCGGCGTCGAGCCTTCGATGCCGACTGCGGTTGAAGAGGTGCTCGCGGCCTACGTCGCGCGCACAGCTGTCTTCATCTCTGCCGATCCGGCCCGTCCGACGCAGACTGGAGCTCTTACCGGCGTCATGGCCTCGCCGACGCAGAATCGGTTCATTCTCACGGAGCGCCAGACACTGTTGGAGAACGGCATTGCCACGCTCACGACTGTGAGCGGCACGGTGCAGATCGAAAGGGCGATCACGACGTATCAGAGGAACTCTATGGGTGACGTCGATGCGTCCTACCTCGACTCCGAGACGCTGCATACATCTGCCTACGTGCTGCGCCGACTCAAATCAATCATCACGTCGAAGTACGCGCGCCATAAGCTCGCGAGCGACGGAACTCGCTACGGCGCTGGTCAGGCAATAGTTACACCGTCTGTGATCCGCGGCGAACTCGTAGCTGAATATGCACGTCTAGAGACCGCAGGCATTTGTGAGAACAGGGACCTTTTCAAGAAGTACCTCATCGTCGAACGCAATGCGGACAATCCAAATCGTCTCGATGTGCTGTTCCCGCCCGACTATGTAAATCAGCTGCGTGTTTTCGCACTTCTCAACCAGTTCCGTCTTCAGTACGCGGAGGAATAACAAATGGGTAAGCGACTAGCAGGTACCTGCTATTTCAAAGTGGACGGTCAGCAGCTCGAACTGCAGGGGAACCTAGAGTTCCCAATGGCAAAAGTCACTCGTGAGACGATGGCTTCGACGGGTGGTCCAGTTGGCTTCAAGGAGACGATCGCTACGCCCTATATCGCAGGCGACTTCATTGTGACTTCTGACTTTCCTACTGAAACGCTCATGGAAAGTGAATCCATGACGATCACTGCTGAATGCGCAAACGGCATGGTTTACACGCTTAGTGATGCGTGGCTTGTAGGTGACGCAGCCTTTAAGCCTGTAGACGGAACGATCAGCCTTCGGTTTGAAGGACTGGATGGAGATTTGGCATGAAGTACGAATTGAAGCATCCGATAGAACACGCTGGCGAGAAGATTAGCGAGCTCGATCTGAAGGAGCCAACTACAAAGATGTGCAAACAGCTTGGTATGCCATACACAGTAGATCTTGACGGCATGCCTCATCTCAACACTGCTGTGTGCGCAGCTTACATCTCAAAACTCGCAGGGCTGCCGCCTTCGGTAATTGAGACACTCGCACTCAAAGACTTCAATGTGCTGTGTTGGATGGTGATGGGTTTTTTCGGGGAAGGGGCCGAGTAGAAGACATCCTGGCGCGATGCTTTGATCTCGCGTATGTGTGGAGGCTCGCTCCTTCGAAGACTATGAAGATGTCCTTTTCGGAACAGGATCTTTACGTGGCTCAATGGAATCGCATCGCAATGGAGAGAACAGATGGCGGGTAAAGACTTTAGATTGACTGCCGTTCTTGCGATCAGAGACGTTGCATCGCCAGTGGTCAAAGCGTTCTCCGCCCGATGGGTTGGACTTGCCAAAGTCATTCAGTCGACGAAATTCACGGGTCTCCAGAAGCAGTTAAGACTCTTCAATCGGTCTGTGATGGACGTTGCCGAGAACGCAAAAAACCTCGGCAGTATTGTCGGCGGTCCTCTTGCCGCGGCAGCTGGATCTGTCGGCTTCAGTATGCAACAGGCGGTCTCGAGTTTCACAGCAACTGGCGATGGACTCGACAAGATGAGTCAGCGCGTCGGAGTGGGTGTCGAACGCCTGCAAGAGTGGGGCTACGCGGCTGTGCAGGCTGGCGCTTCTCAGGAAACGCTTGAAGATGCGCTCAAGGATTTCGGCAAGCACATGACTGAAATCGCAACGGGGATGGACACGACATCGAAAGCAGCAACGCTTTTCGACGCTCTTGGCATCAAGATGAAAGATGTAGCCGGAAACATGCGCTCGGTTGAAGACGTTTTCCGTGACTTTGCCGACGCAATACAGAGAAACGAGGATCCGACGTTGCGAGCTTCGATGGCAATGGCCGTCTTCGGTGAGGGCGGTCGCAAGCTCTTACCAATGCTGACTGCTGGAGCTGCAGGGCTTGACGATATGAGTGCCGAAGCTCATCGACTTGGTATCGTAATGAGTCGGGATGCAGTGAAATCAGCTTCTGATCTGAGCACGGGGTTCACAAACTTACACCTTGTTGTGGCTTCAGTGGGTAACACAATAGCTTCATCATTAGCGCCGACAATCACACACATGACTGGGCGTATCCAGACCATGATCGTCGCAAATCGGGAGGCTTTCTCTGAGAAGTTCGCTCAAGTTGCTGAGCGCTTCGCGCAATCGCTTGAGAGTATTGATTTCGAAGGAATCGTGAGTGGGATCCTGGCTTTTGCGGATTACGCGATTCGTGCCTTCAATGCTGTAGGTGGTTTCAATACAGTCTTGTACACGCTGGGCGCGATTATGGCAGGAAAGACGATTATGGCTGTCGTCGCTCTCGGCTCGAGTGTGATGACGATGATTCAGACATTCAGCACGCTTGCGACTATCGCCCGCACAGTCGGGGTCGCTATGGCTGGTGCACTCGGCCCCGTCGGCTTCGTGATCAGCGCCGTTGCAATTGCTGCGGGGCTTGTGATCGCGAACTGGGATCGCATCTGGCCAGCAATCAAGGAAGGTGCTCAGGCCTGTGCCGATTTTGTCGCCGCAGCATGGGATCGTCTCACCGACCGATTTGCGGCAGTAGGCTCTTCGATACTTTCAACGGCTAAAGCAGTTTTCCGCGGAGATTTTCCAGCGGTGCTCCGCAGTATTGATGATGTCATCAAGAGCGTGTTCAACTTGCTTCCAGATTCGTGGGCGAAGGCTTGTACTGGTTGGTATGAGAGTGTCAAGAAAAGCGTACAAAATGTTGGTCGAATCATCCGTGACTTCTTCGCAAACTTCGACTTCGCCTCCCTCGTGCCTGACTTCGTGAAGAACTGGTTCTCGAGCGACTCGAAAACATCGGGCAGCACACAGTCCGCAACCGTGCAGCGGGTCGAGCCAGTGAACTTAACTGCATCGCAGCAGGTGAGTGGCCGCGTCGCGGTCGACGTAACTGCGACCGGCGGCGCATCGGCGGCGATCACTGACGCTCAAGGCGGTGGCGGCCTCGACATTCTTGGCTCCGTCGGTTATGCCGACCGTTACTCATACTGAGGTTTTGGATGAGTAAGTTCTCTGATCAGCTTCAGCCGGCAAGCTTTAGAGGTATATCCTTTGAGGTGACTGCGTCAGGTTTGAAAATTGGGCGCCGTACGGTGGTCCACGAATATCCTCAAAAGGATCAGCCATTTGTTGAAGATTTAGGGCGAGCGACGCGACAGATCACTCTCACTGCGTTCGTTATTGGTGATGACTATATCGCGCAGGCTCAATCCTTAATGGCAGAGCTGGAGGCTCCTGGGTCTGGCACGCTCATACACCCTTGGCTGGGCGAGATGGAGGTGACGATTACCTCCATCTCAGAGCTCAAATTTGATGCAGCACTCGGAGTTGCGTCGGTGGTGATCACCGCGACAGAGGCCGGCATTCTCGAATTTCCGACGATTTCGGTGGACGCTGAGAGTGAAGCATTCGATGTTGCAGATGCTGTCGAAGAGTCGGCTATTGATCGGTTTGTGACGTCAATTGATCTTAAGACGATCAACGAGTACATCGACTCTGCGCTTCAGGGTGACATTCTTGACTGTCTAGGGATCATAAGTAACTCGGAACTCTCCAAAATCTTCGATTTTGCTGAGGGAGTAGCTGAGACTGCGTCGAAGGCCATGTCACTGCTTTCAACTGATCCGAAGATCTTCGCGACGAAGCTCGCCGGTGCGCTAGGACTTTCGCGGTGGGCAACAACTGTTTCTGCGTGGCGCGGTGTGGCGAAGCAGCTCGAAAATTTGGTCGGGCACGACAAACTTTCGTCTGGCACTAAAGCTTACAGAAAGGTCGTTGAGGAAGGGACGACACTCTCGGATGTGCAGAAGACTGTGATGAAGAATCGTGCGGCGGTAGAAACGCTGACGCGTCAGCTTCTTATCGCGCAGATGGTCGGCGTGAGCGCTCTCGTGGGCTCTGACAAAGACTCTTCGGCGCCAGGCACAACGCTCCCGACTAGGGACGATCTTTCCGAAATGACAGTTCATGTCAGGAGCTACGACGAACTCATTGAAACTCGTACGGTGCTCACAGAGGCACTCGATACGGAGCTTCTGCTCGAGACCAACGATGAGATGTACAAAAAGATCGAAGATGCCCGCGTCGCAGTCTTTGAGGTACTTACATCACGTGCAGATTTGCAGCAGCGCTTAATCACTGTGACGCCAACGGATGTTGTTCCTGCTGTGGTGCTTGCCTACGACTATCACGATGATGCAACTCGCGATTCGGAAATAGCACTCCGAAATGGGGTTCGTCATGAAGGCTTCTGTCCCGCGTCTCCGTTAAGGATTTTGAGTGAATGACTGACAACAAAGTTGAGGTTCGCATTGGTGGCCGCCGCTTTGGTGGTTGGAAATCTGTAAGAATCGAAACGGGCATCGAGCAGCTATCTCGCGCGTTCGCGCTGGAGGTGACAGAGAAATTCCCGGGCAGTACCGACTTCGGTTTTTTTCGAAACGGAGATTTAGTGCAGGTTTACATCGGTGATGATTTGGTTTGCACCGGATGGATCTCCTCGACACCAATCCAGTATGACGGGAAGTCTGTTAAGGTGCAGATACAAGGAAAGTCGAGAACGGTCGATTTGGTGGAGTGTTGTCCTCCATCAGCCGCATATGTGGCAACGGGATCAAAGAACGCTTGGGTTGGTGTAAAGGGCAAAAGTGGCACAGCGATAACAACGACGAGTACGAATCCCGCAACTTCTTGGAAAAATCAGTCCGTTTCCCAAATCATTGCGGATTTAGCGAAGCCTTACGGTGTAACTGTGAAAGATGAAGTCGGCATAGGTAAGACGCTCACAAATCACACAGTAAATCCCGGCGAAAAGGTATTTGAGTCAATTAACCGCTTGATTACGAAAGAGAACTTAGTCGTCATGGATGACGAGCAAGGAAATCTCGTGATCACAGAGCCGGGGAGCGCCGGACAAGCGGCGGACGCGCTTGAATTGGGCGTCAACATACTTGCTGGCAGTTCGGCATTTGATTTCTCAAAGCGTTATTCGCACTACATCGCTGTTGGTCAACACGCAGGAATTGATACTGACTTTGGTCGATCTGCAGCGGAAGACAAAGGTACAGCAACAGATTCTGATGTAGGCCGCTTCCGACTTCTGGTTTTGAAGGATTCTGGTCAGAGTGGCGGGCAGATGTGTGCTGCGAGAGCTAACTTTGAAGCTGCATATCGCCGTGGAGTGTCTTTGAAAGCGTCATACACAATACAAGGATGGCGTCAAAGCGACGGCACTCTGTGGCGTCCTAATCAATTTATTCGTGTTGAAGACGAAATTCTGAAGCGCAGCGATTTGATGTTGGTGACAAAAATTATCTTTCAACTTTCTGCGAGCGGAATGATTACAACTCTGGAAGTTAGTTTGCCGTCGGCATTTAAGCGAGATGTATTATCTCAAAGTAACGTGGTAACTAAGAATGCTTGGAAAGGTGTGAAATGAGGCGATTCGTTGCGGCATTAAGCTTAATTGCGATGGCTCAGGCTAGTTTTGCCGGTGCGTTTGTCTGTGAGAAATACATCAACAAGTACGGTCTGTTGAGTGACAGAAACTGCGTTTATCACAGCGAGCTAAATCCTAATATTGTGACGCCTCATAAAGACGGAGATATCAAGCGAATACAGGTGCAAGATGATCGGGTCTTTGTCGAACGCTACGGGCGCGACGGACAGGAAGAAGAGTGGCACGAGTCGTCAAAAGGTGAGTGGGTTCGCATGCACTGAACCAGTTACATACGAATATACGAATGAGGACGGTCGCAGAGATGTGGCCGTTTTTTTTATGGGCAGATTGGATGATGTGCTTGCCCGCGGGACGGTATCCGCGGCGGACGGCACAAAAAAGATGCGCGTGGTGCAGGTGAGGCTGCTTGCAGATGAAGTACGCGACGATCTTGAGCACGTTGAGCCTTATGGGTTTACATCTGAGCCGCTTGACGATGAACAGCCGGAAGCTTTTGCGGCATTCTTCGGCGGAGATCGCAGCCACGGCATTGTTTTTTGTATCGCTGACCGGCGCTATCGGCTGACGAAATTGAAAGCCGGTGAAGTTGCACTCTATGACGACCAAGGACAGAAGGTGCATCTCACGCGCGATGGAATTGTGGTCCACACAGACAAACAGCTCGAGGCCACTGTTGGTGGCACGCTGACCGCGACGGCGGGCGGTGCTGCGACTCTAAAAGCACCCTCGGTGAAGATCGACTCTCAGATGGTGGAAATAACTGGGCAGCTCAAAGTGGCACAGCTCATCACTGGCACCGGCGGCATGGCCATCTCCGGCGGCAGTGGCGCGGCCGTTACCGGCGACATCAAGGTGTCCGGCGGTGACGTTACTGCTGACGGTATCAGCCTGCAAAGCCACACTCATGGCGGTGTGCAGGGCGGCTCTGGAACGACGGGGAAACCGCAATAGGCGAACCTGACAAAAAGCAATCCCGCATGGATGTGGCGTCCGTGCGGGATTTTTTTATCTGAACGGATGACTTCAGATGGAAGAAATTTTAACAAAAGGTATAGGGACATTAGCCATGATTTTGCTGAAAGATCCCCATCCGATTCTCACGGTCAGAATTTTGCGGGCCACGTTGTGCTTGGCCTCGCTGATTACCTTGGTGGGATTGGCCGGTTATGTCCTTCATCTGCTGATCGAATGGTTTGCATGAGGAAACGGTCATGGAATTAATTCTCAATGGAAAGGATGCTGACCTTTCCGATTTTGAGGCTGATGAGCTAGCGCAAGCTGTACTTATCAGCCTTTTTTCATGGCGTAAATCGGCTGCAGATGATGGTCCGGTAGCGCCATACCGCCAGGGTTGGTGGGGCGACACATTTGCTCAGGAAACTGGTGACCGGATCGGTTCGCGGCTGTGGTTGCTGCAGCGTCAGAAGATGCTTCCGCAGATGCTCAGACGCGCTGAGGCCTACGCCAAAGAGGCGCTTAAATGGCTCACTGAAGATGCCGTTGTCGCTCGCATCGAGGTGACTGCTGAGCGTAGCGATATAGATCAATTGACGCTCACAGTCGTTTGTTTCAAGCCTGACGACACGCAAGCGCTTGCCGCTCGTTTCCAAAACGTTTGGAGCTGACATGTCTTTTGAAAGACCAACTCTTTCGCAGATCATTAAACGTGTGCAGGCAGATGCCGAGAGCCGCATGGGAAAGAAGGCTATGCGCTGGTCGCTCGTACCTGTGCTAGTGCGAGTTATCTCAGGCGTTTCGCATGGTTTGCATGGATTTATTGCCTTCGTGTTGCGACAGTGCTTCACGACGACAGCAGAAGGTGCGTATCTTGAGCGCCGTGCGTCCGAATACGGTATCTACCGCAAAGCCGCTTCAGCTGCGACAGGTAAAGTCTCCTTCATCGGCGCTGGCACCGTGCCGGTCGGTACACAGCTTCAAGCTGAAGATGGCAGCGTCTACGTAACTACCGCAGCAAGCATCGATGGTAAAGCTCCTATCGAAGCTGCAGTGGCAGGTGCCTCGGGCAATTCAGAAGCCGGCATGGAACTTACGCTCGTCAGTCCTATAGCGGGGATCATGAGCGTAGCGACTGCAGACGAACTTACTGGCGGCGCAGAGGCAGAGGACGACGAGAGCTTGCGCGAGCGCTTGCTTCAGCGCCAGAAAAGCCCGCCCAAAGCTGGGACAAAGGCGGATTACGTTGCTTGGACGCTTGCGGTCTCAGGTGTCACTCGAGCGTGGTGCTATCCCCAGGAGCTCGGTCAAGGTCATGTGACGGTGCGTTTTATGACAGACGGCATGACGTCAAACGGGATACCGACAGAGACGATGGTGAAACGCGTCGATGAGTACATCACTTCACAAATGCCGGTGACGGCAATATTGCACGTAGTCGCGCCAGTCCCGAAATCGCTCGACATCACGCTCGACATACTCCCGGACGATGAAGCCGTGAAGGCCAAGATCGAGTCTGCGATCGAGAGCGTTGTGCTCGCTGAAGCTGTCCCAGGCGGCGCCGTTTTGCGAACCTCAATAGATCGAGCAATTAGCGGCGTCTCGGAGGTGAAGAGTTATCGCATTGTGACGCCAACAGATGATGTGAGTACGGTCGTAGGAGAGATCTACGTTCCTGGCACGATCACATGGGTGTGATATGGCACTGACGGAAAAACATTATGCGCATCAAGTTGAGTCTCTGCTTCCGCGGGGCCCGATCTGGCATCGTCGGCAGGACGGCATGCTTGACGCAATTCTGTATGCCTTAGCTCGAGAGGCTGCAAGAGTTGACGAGCGTGCAAATGCTGTACTTGAAGAGGCTGATCCGCGCTCCTCTATTGAGGAGCTTGAACGATGGTTCGACGAGTGGGGTATCCCGTCAGAGTGTCTCGCAGCGATTGCTGATCCATCTCGTGAACAAATGCGGCAGGAACTGCTCGCAAAGATCACTTCAAATTTGGGATTGACGGCTGCATTTTTCGAGTCGCTCGCCGGCACTCTCGGCTATCAGGCAAAAGTGACGACATTCACGGAGCACACAGTCGACAGCACAGTTGACGACGCGCTCTGGGACGAACAATGGACGACGGTGATGACTCTTGGCATCACTATCAGGTCCGACGGAAACGCAGAGTATTTCGATGTGACGTGGGGTGTTGATGAGCATCTTGCCCGATGGGGTAATGCACTTCTCGAGTGCATGATACGTGCGCTTGCACCTGCACACGTATACGTAATTTTCATCTATGAGGAAGAAGCATGACAGCAGGTTATTGGCAGGCGTCCGCGATCGATTCGCCGCCGTCGCTAAGCACTTTGAGTTCAAAGGGTTATCCAACGTCCGGCAATCCAAAAACCGGGACTCCCGCAACCAAACCAGGGGCTGCGTGGTTCTATTTGATAGATCAGATGCGCATCTCGGTGATCGATGCATGCGGCATGACGCAAGTCGAGCCGCCGAGCATCACTCAGTTTCTTGAGGCGTTGCAGTCTTTCAAATGGACTAAAGATGGGGCTCTTGATGGTGCTGCGCTCAAGGCAGGATCAGTGAAAGAGCTGCATCTTGCTGAGCGAGCAGTGACAGCCAAGAAACTCGCAACACCTCTCGATTTTCAGGTAGGCGGTGTAGCTATCCAAATTAAAGGCTACACGACTGCCGAACTGGCTCAAATAATTCCTGCAGATCGAGAAGTTGTACTGAATACAGAAACATGGATACTTTATGCGGGTGATGGCACTACGACAGGCGGACGACCGATTGGCGGCACAACTGCACAAGAAGTTGAATCTTTAAAAATAATTGTCACTCAGTTGACCCAGGCTGTTGCCAAGCTGGGTGGTGAAACTGTGAACATCTGAAGAGGTTGGCATGGCAACTCTTACTCAAATTTCTCAGGCATTGAATGATCTGCTCCCTAAGCTAAAGCCGTTGAGCATGCCAACAGGAATGCTTGGACACTTCTATTCAGTTCCTGATGGCTGGCTTCTCTGCAACGGTGCAGCTGTGAGTCGATCGACATACGCAGCGCTTTTCGCAGTTATTGGTACAAAACATGGCAGTGGTGATGGAAGTACAACTTTTAACTTGCCAAACTTAGCCAATCGTTTCGTCGAGGGCACAACCTCAATTGGGTCAGTCGGAACGTTTAAAAGCGCGGGCTTACCGAATATCAGCGGAACATTTACTGAGCACGGCAATACTTCAGGGATGCAATGCACTGGAGCATTTACTGGGGAAGAACGCATAGGCTTGAAATCTAATCAAGGTGGTGCTTGGGACGGGGGGCGCGTGACGCTGAATTCTTCGCGTTCTTCGAGAGTGTACGGTTCTTCTTCAAGCGTCCAACCACCCGCAATCGCGCTTCTCCCGTGCATTAAAGCTTGATGCATGGAAGTAACATCATGCTCGGCGGTTGAACAGTAGAGGATGAACCGTAGGTAGAGTTAGATCGGCTGGCAGAAAGGGCGAGTGCTCTAAAAAGCCGGTCCCCGACATCTTGTCCGTGCGTGTCGGCAGAACCTAAAGCTGTACCATATAAAGCGCCTGTATGGTTTGTCGTAGCAAGGGGATACCTAGTGCTTATTTGTGCAGAGCCGGTGATATTCGGTATCGGTCTGTTATCATGCCCACGCGGTTGAGCGGCGAAACGGTTCGCTCGCCACCCTCCAACGCGGGGCGGCCTACAGAATTGGCGGCAAATGCCGCCATGACAGTGCCGCGTGGCACTGCCAATAAAGGCAAAGGCCCAATCCGCGCCAACGGAAAGGGCCTTAGCTTTTTTCTGGGAGGGTAGGCGATGACAGATCCAAAGTTCTCGCCAATCTCCGTAGAGATAGTAGCACGGTGCGGCAAGAAATTCTTCCGCGTCAAGGTTGCAATTTCGGTTGCAGCTTTGATTGTGCTCGTCTCGACGGTTAGTAAGTATCTTAGGTAACTAAGGGTCACTGAAGAAGGGGAGGCCTCGGCTTCCCCTTCGCCGTCCGAATATCACGGGCGGTATCAATGTGGCTAGAGGGTGGGGCGGCATTGCTGATACTGGAGCCTTGTACAGAAGAGGAGAAACGCAAGCTCCAGGGGGTGGCGCCGCAAACGGCATCAACCTGTACTTAAATGCTTCTAAGTTATCTTCGGTTTACGGCTCTTCTTCGTCGGTTCAGCCACCTGCTGTCGCTTTGTTGCCTTGCGTCAAAATTTAACGCAAGGCAGAAGTGCCATCGCTGGGGGCTGAACGGTTGTACTGTTGCCGTAGGCTTCGTTAGACCAAGAAGCGTCAAATTCCAAACGGTAATTTGAACCGTTTGCATGCCCGCTATAAGCCGTATCACCTACATTAACGGGCTTGAGCGCCCCATTTTGTTCATAAAGTAAGCCGATCCAAGGCGTAGGTAATTTATTGATTTGACCCGTGATATTCGGTCATCAAAAGCGCGTTTCTAGCCCTGCGTTCTAACGCTGTTGAACTTAGGGCTAGGCACATGCTTCTCGATTGAGCGGATCAGCTCTCGTGCCGCGCGGGCTCAAGGAGCCCGTCAATCAGGCGGGCTTTTCGGGCACAGTCCTCTACGAAAGTGCTCCAGCGCGCCATTACAAGCGTTCTTGCGGCTAGGTAGTCACTGCGCTGATATGCGCGTGATACAGCTGTCCCGGAAACATGCGAAAGGCACGCCTCTGCGACTTCGAAGGGCGTTTCATGATCAGCGAGCCATGACCGTGCGATGGAGCGCAGGCCGTGGGCTACTAGGTGGCCCCGAAGCTCGGTGGAGTGCAGGTATTTTGCAAGCGCCTGTGGGCTCACGTGCTTTCCCGCCTGCTTGGCGGCAAAGATGAAGTCGGAGCGCGGGTGCGGGGAGAGCCTCTGTTCTGCGTTAATGAGCGTCTGCATGAAGGACGTGATCGGCACGCGATGAGCTCGGCCTTTTTTTATCTCGATGGCTGGGATAGTGAGCACGTCCGCCTCGATCCACGACTTTCGCAGTTTTGCGTTTTCGCCCGGTCGCAGCATCGAGCAGAGTGAGAAAAGAAAGAGCACGCGCATGCGCGCGGGGGCGTCCTTGATCGTCTCCATGACGATCGGCAGTTCGCGCCACGGCGGTGCCGGCATGGGCTTCACGATGGGCGCCGCAAAAACGCGGCTTACACGGTCGATAGGGTTGTGCTGGATGTATCCAGCGCAGACGGCGAGATCGAGGATTTCGCGGGTGCGCATAAGAACGCGCTTGAGCGTTGCTTGATGGCCTGCTGCCTCGATGCTTTTGACTGTGTGAATGACAAGAGGCGCGGTAATTTCGTCAATTTGCCGGCCACCGATTGGCCTGATGATGTATCGCTCCAACCGACGCTTTTCGTCTGTGTAAGAGACGATCCGGCCTCGTTTGAGGTTGCACCAAAGTTTGAAGGCGTCTGCGAGCACATAGCCTCGCGGGTGCTCAAGTCCGAGCGCTTTTCGTCGCTTTCGAGCTTCTTGACGAGCTTGCTTAAGTGTCACTTCCGGCCATCGCCCAAGAGCGATGTCGGTAACGCGTCCTGCATAAGACAGGCGCAAGTACCAGCTTTTAATGCCCGACGGGTAGACCCGCAGGCAAAGGCCGTGGCTGTCCGTCACGGTGAATCTTTTTTCTTTTGGCAGGATTGCCGCTATTTTCTTTAAGGAGTTATTCATGGCTTCAATTTTTAAGCAAATTCCGTCAGTTGACGAAGACGGATATTTTGAAGACATGACTGTTGTTCAAGAGCTTGAAGGCGTTGAACTGCCGGATCACTGCGTAGACATTGCCGCGCCGAAAGATCCAGCTCACTTTTTCTACAAGCTCAATGACGATCGTAAGGGCTGGACCGCCGAAAAGAAGCCAACGACTGCCGCAGAGTGCGTGGCGTGCGGCGTCGTCTCGCACGAATCGCAGACCGAGCGATGCGGCGAGCTTCGAAATTTGTTCCAGACGCTCGCAGAAGGCTCGACGGAGTACCGCGTCAAGCGTGGGGAGGACCTTTCGTGGGCGGTGGAGAAAATCCCGGAGAAGACCGAGGCCGAAAAGCTCGCAGAGGCGGAGGAGCAAGTGCGCGCCCAGCGCGACTCGCTCATCGCTGCGACGGACTTCTTGATGGCGAGCGACTACCCGATCAGTGACGAAGACCGCGCCGCCGTCGCGGCCTACCGTCAGGCGCTCCGCGACGTGCCTCAGCAGGAGGGCTTCCCGCACGAAGTTGTGTGGCCAGAGGCTCCTACTGTGTTCAAGAACACGAAGAATCAATGAAAAAAAGGGCCGTAGTGGCCTTTTTTTCATTCAAAGTATGTGTATTTGTTGGCTTCTACGTTTTTGTTTTTTCTTAGTCCGAAGTACAAGCGCAGGAACCAGTCACCAAGCTTGAAGAATAAGAATCTTCGCTTGGTTTTGGATGATGGTGGGGTTAGTAAGGGGGTGCTGGCTAGGCGGTTGAAGACGCGACGAACATTTTGCCGTTCTTCTTTTGTCCCTCTAGTCTGATAGATTCGTCTTGTTTCTTGCCACCACGCATCGATCAGTAGCTGTTCTAACCCGACTTTGGCAAAATTGGTGAAGTCCTTATTGTCGAAGTTGAAGCTTTCATAGATCGAAAGATCGTAGGCTGTTGCGCGGGTTGAATGGCTGAGAGACGAACCACGCAGACGGTAGAAATGCAAGAGTTCTGGAACTTGAACGCCGATTTTTAGTTGTCGAAGGTTTCGAAGGAAATATTCTTGATCCTCTCCACAGCGGAGTTTGGTATCAAAACGCGAACCCGAAATGGCTTTTAAACGGAAGACTCGGGTAGAGAGCCAACGCCGAACCGTTGGATCGTGTTTACCTTTTGACGGGGTTGGGTTCCTGAAGAATTGTTCAGCGATGCCGTCTTGGTCCATAACAGCGTAGGGCGGCATTGCGTAATCGAGCTTAATGAATCCATTTTTGTCGAACATCTCGGATGCGCATACTCCGTAGTCAGCTTTTGCATTGTCCATGTGTTTGACCATTGTGCGCAAAAAGTCGCTTGCTACATAGTCATCGCTGTCAACGTAAGCGACATAAAAGAAAGAGCCGTCGTTCTCAATGGCATCAAGTGCAACGTTTCGTGCTCGGGCCACTCCGCCGTTCTTTTGGTGATTCACGACAATTCGTTGGTCCTTTGCAGCATATTCATCAAGAATCTGACTCGAGGTATCGGTGGAGCCATCGTCTACAGCAAAAACGACGAAATTCTTGTAGCTCTGGGCGAGGATGGAGTCAAGACATTCCCGAAGGTAGCGTGCCGTGTTGTATACAGGGAAGACAACGGCTACTTTTGCAGTTCTATGTTGCTCAGAAACGGGGGGGGGGTAACATATTGATACATATTTGATATGGGCACAAAAATGGCTCACGGCTTCCAAATCGGCCGTGAGCAGGGTACGTGCCCGTAACTTTATCACAGGGGGTGTTGCAAAAGTCAGGTTCTCCTGAACTTTGCAACACCCCCTAGTTGACCCTCACGATATGCCACAAATTTCTTTAAGCATAGCAAGCGACTTGAGGGTGATTTTTTTGGGGTTCTGATATACGGGTTATGCGGGAGATGTCAACTGAGTGTTCAGCTTGCCAAGCGTCGTAATCCGCCTGCATGGCAAGCCAAGTTTCAGGCCTCGGCCCAGAGATGGCCGCTGAAATTCGGACAGCCATTTCTGGAGTTATCGGGCTTTCTTCTTTAAGTATGCGAGTAACCGTACTGGGAGCAACCCCAATGTGCTTTGCGAATTGACGAGCACTAAATCCTAAGTACTCTAACCCTTCGGCGAGCAGACCACCCGGATGCGGCGGATTAAACATTCTTGTCATTAGTGATAATCCTCGTAATTAACAATGTAAACGTTGCCGTCTTCAAACTTGAAAGTAATACGCCAATTTTTAGTGACCGTAATTGACCAGATCCCTTTCTATCTCCCTGCAACGCATGCAAACGAAACGACGGATAGTTCATTTCATCCAACGATCGAATTGCATTAAGAATTTCCAACCTGACTCGTAACCGTTTGGCGTGCTCGGCTTGAATTCCAGCCATAGAACCGGTTTCGAAAAAATCTTTGAGTCCTTTGTGAATCCAAGAAACGATCATGGCGTGCTTTAGGAGAAATTATGTTTGTTTGACACATTCTATCACTGCGTTTCGCCACACGCAACACCAAAAAAATGAAGTGTAGCCCGTCTTTCTCGGGCTTTTTTTATAGGAGAAGGTCCCATGACGATCGAAGAAGTCAAGAAGATGCTTGAGGCTCTAGGCATCAAGACAGATGAGCTCAAGGGTGCCGCGCTCGAGAAGGCGCAGGCATGGCTTGATGCTCAAAAGGCACAAATGGACACAGAAACGCGGCGCAAATGCCGTGTCTTTTGGGGTTGCGTCACCGGCGTCATGACGCTCGTAGGCGGCGTTGCGGGCTTCTATATCGCTCACCTGATCGGGTGACGCGATGATTCACGATCTCCTGCCGAAAACGGTTGAGGGGGCGTTGACGATTCTCGGCGGGTGGATCGGACTGATATGGAGTGCAACGCTTCAGTCGGTCGCGCCGCTGGCATGGTGGTTCGCGATCTTCGTGCTCACGAACCTCATTACGGGTGTGTGGGCGGGAGTTAAGACGACCGGCTTTTCTTCGAAAGCGCTGTACGCAGGCATGTTCAAGAAAGGCATTGCCTTCGCAATCATCATCTTGGCGCACGGTCTTGACGTCAGCTTTTGGTACGTGCTCAAAAATCTCCCAGTCTTTCAATCCGTTGTGCTATGCGCCTACTGCTGCGGGGAGTTTGGCTCAATCGTAGAAAACATCGAGCGGGCCGGATACGGAGATGCACTGCCGCCCGCGCTGCGAAAGATCTTTTTGACGCTCGAAAAACGCCTGGAAAACGCCGTCGACTCAAAGCTTGATTCGATCGGTCTTGATGACGCCCCTAAAGATAAAAAGGAAATGTGATGAAAAAGAACTTTGGGGAGTATCCCCCAGATCTTGCCGTGCCTCTCGTAATTGAGTATGAGGGCTTTCGCAGCAAGGCATATCTGTGCCCTGCGGGCGTGTGGACCATTGGCTACGGCCACACCGGCGGCGTTCATCCGGATGATCGAATCGATATGGAAAATGCGCGTCACGTCTTAGCTTCTGATCTGCAAGACGTGCAAAATCGGCTGATTGAGTACCTCAATGTTTCAGTCACGAGCGGGCAGTTTATAGCGCTGATGTCACTTGCTTTCAATGTCGGCGTTCGGGCCGTATCGATGTCTAAGCTTCTGCGCAAGCTGAACGAAGGAGATGAAGAGGGTGCCGCCGACGAGTTTTTGGACTGGACGAAAGCGGGAGGCAAAGAGCTTGCTGGACTAGTCAAGCGCCGACGCGAAGAACGCGAATACTTTTTGCGGGGGTACTGATGCTTAGTTGTGTACTCAAGTGGGCGGTACGAATACCGCTAGATTTTCTAATGGCCATTGTGGGCAGGATCATCGCACCGATCCTGCCTTTTTTTGTGCAAGAAAACGGCTATTTGCCTCGGTGGTTGTGGTGGTTCCAGACGCCGGACAACCCTTGTGACGGTGATGCAGGGCATCTGGAACGATGGCCTCGATCAGAGCGGTATTAGCGGCACGTGCTATCGGCGCGTATACCGAGGCTCGAAGCTTGTTGCCTTCCATTGGTATTACGTAAGGCACTATCGCTTGTTGGGGCGTCCGTGCTGCGTGCGAGTTTCGCTCGGCTGGAAGCTTTTCAGCTCTTATGAATCGGGGCGGAAGCATCACACCTGCTATGCCAATCCAATCAAGGGCTGGCACATCCGACAATAAACGTCAAGATGTACTTTGTATAACCCTAAATAGGTATTTATTCAATTTGCTCATAGCGCCCTATGAGCACCTAAAAGAAAAGCCGCGCGGATCGCCTTCCGTGCGGCTTTTTGCATCTTAAACAAGAGACTTAGGAATATTTTACATGAAATCCAAAGAGCAACTGATGAAACTCGATAAAACGATCACGTTCTGGAAAGGTTTCGCGAGCGGCTTCGCTACGGCTGTGATTGGTGTTGCGGGGCTTGTGGCGCTTATCAACTATTTAATTCAAATTGCCCAAGCAGTGAAGTCATGATGGGATGCTCTTAAATGACAAATTGGTTGAAATATGCCGCTGTCACGATGCTTGTATTCGTGGTGTTTTCGGCGGGCTATCAGCTCGCTTCTGCGCGCGGGGATGCGGCTCTCAAGTCGTATCAGCTCGAAGCCGCCGTAGCGCGTGCTGAGCAGGGGAGAAAAGATTATGCAAAACTGGTTTCCGCGGTGGATCAAGTCGTTGCTGCTGATGTTGACATTGAGCGTATTCGCAGTGATACTGACAGGATGCGCAGGGCATATGAAAGTCGTCTGCGAAAAGCCAGCGCCGCTGCCTGTAACGCTGAGCAGGCAGCAGTTGCCCGATGCGAAAAACTTCTCAGAGAAAGCGTCGGACTTATCGAAGAAGGTCGCAGCCTACTTCTTAGAAACGCCGCAGTTCACGACGCCCTAGTGTCTACTCACGATTAGCTGCCTCTCCAAGGGACTACCTGCCCTTTGCTAGAATGTCCAGGACCGGCTGATGGCGCTTATATAGTTTCGCCTAAGGCTATGACGGATGGCATAAGAGATGGCATAAAAAGGATGGGGGTACACTGTAATTGCCTGCAATTCAAGGAACCTTCGTACGCCTCCTCCCACCACCAAAATTTCAACCGGAAGGTTCCATCGGGCCTTCCGGTTTTGTCGTTATGCAGTCTTGAAACCGACATATTTGCTGTTCCTGAATGCAACGGACAATAATTTTGAAGATTCTCTAGTGAAGTAGAGTGTAGGGGTATTGAGTGTCAGTGCTCCTAAAGCTGTAACCCAAACTCCCGGGGATGCACCTAGTCCCGGAACACCCGCGGGGGCAAGGGCAAACCTAACAGGGTAAAGAGATCTCGGATTTTTTTCGGGATCTCTTTTGTTTTCCAAGCGTTGCGATCAGTTGGTTTATTGGCCTTCAGATAACGCAGCTGCATGAAGGCCTTCGTCAAAGAATTGTTGGGCAAACGGT